GAAATTAGGGGGAAATACCCCGGGATATAAATAATAATGTTATGCAACATAGAGAAATAATTACACGTAAATTAGAGGTTACCGAGGGTAACATCGCTAAACTTGAATCACTATTGTCACGTGGTGGTGATATTAATGATTTTAAAGTTATTTTATCTCAAACTAGAGATATTATTCAAGATATTAAAGACTACGTTCAACGCGAACCTCGCACACCCGGAGAATTTAATTAATATTATATGCAATTAACAGCAGAACAAATCCACCAAAATTGGGTTGATTTTATTGGTTTTATTGACGACCACATTTCCGAACCTCGCAAGACGGCTCTTAAATCATTTTACGAAAAATATCAAGATCGTATTATGTTAATGCCTGCTGCTCATAAAAAGGAATATCACAATGCTTTTCCTGGAGGATATGTTGAACACGTAAATCGTGTTATTACTTGTGCTCTTCATCTCCATAAACTCTGGGGTGATATGGGAGCAGATTTAACTACATATACTAAAGAAGAACTTGTATTCTCTGCTTTGAATCATGATTTAGGTAAAATGGGTGACGAAGATAATGAATCATATATCCCCCAGACTGACAATTGGAGACGTGAAAAACTTGGGGAAGACTATATGTTCAATACTAAAGTCCCATTTGCTTCTGTTCCCGATCGTGGTTTATTTTTACTCCAGGCACATGATGTAAAATACTCATTCAATGAAATGGTTGCTATCCAGACTCACGATGGTTTATATGATGAGGCAAATAAAAAATATTTGATGACTTATATGCCAGAACAAAAACCTCGTACAGCACTTCCATTGATTGTACATCAGGCCGATTTGATGGCAGCCCGTATTGAGTTTGAACGCGAATGGTTACCTAAACTTAAAGGTGAAGTAAGCGTGGATACCCCAAAGAAGAATTTTACATTGGGTGACAATAATAAAGCGATTACCAAAACCGCAACAAAAACTAAAGCCCTTAATACGATAAAAAGTGAAGGGCTTAAAAATATGTTAGATAACCTATGATAGTAGCTGTTATAATTTTATCGGTTTTGGTCGTGATCTTAGGATACACGACCTTTAACCTTTTACGCAAGAACGAAAAACAAGAAGATATTCTAGCCGGATACATGACATACCTCAACAAACTTTCAGACTACATTGAGGTAACAGATAAGCGTCTAAAAGAAGTAGATGCAAAAGAATCCTTTAAATCAGATGATGAGATTGGTTTTTTCTTTGAACAAATCAAAAATATCCAATCCGTTCTTAACCAATTCAATGTTAAGAACCTTTAAATCTTATGACTAAAAAGAAAAAATCAACCGGGATATACTTTACTCAAGAAACTGAGGATGCTATTGTTGAATATAACAATACTGAAGACCCCAAGGTAAGGAGTTTAATTTATAGAGATAGGATACATTACGCGTTTTTTAAACTAACAGAAAATATTATTCACACATTTAAATTTTATTATACAGAGGTAGATGATATTGAACATTTACAACATGAAGTAATTACCTTCTTACTTAGTAAAATTCACCTTTTTAATCCTGAAAAGGGGGCCAAAGCATATTCTTATTTCGGAACTATTGCCAAACGTTATCTCATTCTCTCAAACCAGAAAAACTATAAAAAACGAGTTGATAAAGCCCCAGTTTCTATTTTAGAAGAAGACGATAACCATTCGTATACAATAGATGATTATAATCCAAAAGATAATTTATCTTTATACATAGATGAATTTACAGATTATTGTACTAAAAATCTATTTGAATTATTTCCTAAAGAACACGATGCTGCTGTTGCCGATGCTATTTTAGAAATTTTCCGTAAAAGAGAATCAATAGATATTTTTAACAAAAAAGCTCTTTACATTTATATTCGTGAGCAAGTTGATGTAAAAACACCTAAAATCACTAAAATAGCTAACCAGCTTTACGATATATTTAAAGATAATTATATATTCTATCTCGAAAACGGTTATACAGACTTCTAGTTTCCATATTTATAAGAAACTAAACGTATGTATTATGTCACAGTTAGACAGTATAGTATTTGGTAAGAAAAAATTTTCTGATATCCTTCAGGAAATCTACGACAACCAAAATGAAAAGAAAAAACAAGTCACTGCTCTAATCTCGGAATTAAAACCCTTAATCTCCGATATTGGTGACGCTACTCTTGTAGTACCCCTCATTAAAGAATACATGGAAATTGGAGTTAAGAATGATGAACAACTCATCAAAATGGCCACTATTATCCAACGTGCTCTTCAAACTCAAACCGCAGATGGTGATTTTACTATTTCAGATGAGGAAAAAGATCAACTATTAGAGGCAATGAGGGATTTAAATATTGACAAAGAAGGTAAATAATGGCTGGGTTTTACGTTGAAGGTTTATCGGCTAATACAGCTAATCAATTAAGTAAAACAATTGATACTAATTTCTTTAGCTTAACTCCTGTTAGGGTAAAATATACATTTACTAATTTAGATCAATTAAAAACTGAAAATCCTGATTTATTTAAAAAATATGGGGAATATTTTTCTTTAGGAGGTATTCTATTTGATTCTATATCAAATCCAACCCCCGAAGGAGTAAATGAATTAGAAAATTATATTTTTGCTCAACCTTTATTTCCTAATTTAAACCAAGTTCCTCTTATAAATGAACTTACTTATGTAATTAGTCTTCCAACCCCCAATTTACAAAATCCGAACTTTATTAACTTAAACGATTCAGGTAAATTTTATTATTTCCCCCCAGTAAAACTGTGGAATAGTAATCATCATAATGCTTTACCTAATCCATTAACTACATCTACCCAAACTCCTTCTGAACAGAAAGATTATCAACAAGTAGAAGCAGGATCATCTCAAAAAATAACAAATGATACTGAAAATATAAATTTAGGTAGTACATTTGAGGAACGAGCTGATATTAAACCTTTACAACCATATGAGGGAGATGTAATTTACGAAGGTAGATGGGGTCAAAGTTTAAGATTCGGATCAACAGTACCTGGTACTGATAATACTTGGTCTGAAATAGGAAACAGTGGAGATCCTATCACAATTTTAAGAAATGGACAAGGAGAACAAAGTGGAGATCCTTGGATTCCTATGGTTGAAGATATTAATAATCTAGAATCATCAGCATGGTTTACCTCAACTCAGCAAATACCTTTAGAGGCAGCGAGTTCAATCTATAATTCATATTCAACACCTCCTACTACCCCTAACCAATACGCAGGTTCACAAATTATTTTAAACTCTAATAGAGTTGTAATCAATAGTAAAGAAGATCATATTTTATTAACGTCAAATAAATCCGTTAATTTAAATGCCGTTGAAGGCGTCAATATTGATACACCAACCACTACTATACAATCAAATACCGTTTTACTTGGAGGTAAAACAGCAACAGAACCCGTGTTAAAAGGTGATACTACAATTGCTATTTTATCTCAATTAGTAGATGAATTAACTAAATTAACTATTACTCTACAATCAGTTACACCAACTGGGGGTCCATTAGTAGCACCTGCTGCTACACAATTAGTTCCTGTTTTACAAAGTATTAAAACAAGATTAGAAACAACTACTAAATCTAGAATTAGTAAAACATTATAATGGCCGGAATTGATTTAAATATTATCCAAAATGCTTTACCCGATAGTTTAAAATCTAAAGGAGCACAAAAATTAGGAGAATTAGTTCTAGCTAAGGGAGTTTCTTTACAAAATCAAGTTACCCCTACTTTAGATAATATAAAAAATAATTTAACTGATGGTTGCCCCCCTCAACCAGTGTTACTTTCATTTATAGAACGTAGAAATAATATTGTTAATACGTTAAATAACTTAGGAACATTTATAGATAAAATAACCTTAGCTTTAACAGGCATTGCTGGAATTGTAAATTTGGTTTTAATTGCAAAATCAACACTAAAAAATACTAAAATTGGATTAAGCATTGCTAAAATAGTTATAAACCAAGCATCAAAAGCCATCCCATCCCCTCCAGGGGTCCCAGGTGTTGTTACTTCTGTTATTACTGATTTAAGTAGTGCTGAAGCAGTTATTGATGATGTTTCAACCCAGGTAACATTTGATGATTTAGGACAG